TTTTTTGTTTTGGATTACTCTCTGAGTTATTTCTCCAAGTATGATACACACCCTCTTTCACATTTTCCTTTACTTTCCATTTTCTAATGCGAGCATGACGCCAAGCTTCCGAACCAATATGGTCTTCCACATATTTTTCAGCTGCTTTTTGACTATTAAACACCATACGTAATCCACCATAAATACTTTTAGGTAAAGTTAATATAAACTTATGAGTAGGTTTCTTTAATATTGCTCCACCACGTGGTAAACGTGTAGTTGTCCTAGCTTCTTGAACATAATTATATCCACTCGCCTTTGCTATACTATTCTCTTTCTTTTTGTCTTTCTTTCTTTTAGATTTGGATTGAAATGCGTACGGAGTTTTCGGCGGACCTTCTCCACCATCAATATTACCAGTAACCGAGACTTCCTCTAAAGTCTGTTTTATTAATTCTCTAATATACTGTCTTAACTCTTCAAGCTGAGTGGACATCATCTAGCTCCTTAATTAATTGATAATATCTCATCAATGTAACTACGTGTTTATCTCTTACAAGTTTACCAGTAGTACTTGTTGACGTTTGATTGATTGCTTCATTTAATTTAATCTTAGTTACTGGGTCATCTACTTTAGGTAAATGTTTTTTAAGAATCTTTTTAACTTTAACAACCTCATTATCAATAAATTCACGGAGAGAATTAGTATTTGAAATATTATTGATATATTCTTTTAATAAATTCCTCTGTGCGGAATTCAATGACTTATATTTATTATTAAATTTATCAACCAATATTTGATAACTTAACAATTTTAAATCTTTATCTTGCTTTTCAAACCCTTCTATAATTTTTTTAGTTCTTTTCTCAGTTTCTTTAGCAATATCAGCAGACGCTTTATTCTGTGTAATATGTTCTATAATACTAAATCTACATTTTGTAGATACAGACGGGTCAAAGTCTTCATTTACAGTTTCTGCTTGAAATAATTTATAAATAGAAGCAATTACTTTATAGTTAGGTATTCTTGACCTAAAGAAATCTTCAATATTAAAAGTTTCTTTTATTTCTTTAATTAAATTGTATTTTTCACGACGTAACACTGAATTAACCAATTTTTGTCTATTTTTAATTACATTATCTAAAAAATGAGTTGCTTTCGTTTCACTATTAAATTTTTCATTTATTAAAGTCTGATATAAACGAGATTCTTTACCGAGAGATGTATTTTCATTAAAATATTTCTTCAAAATTGTTATTGATTTTGAATTGTTGTTGTTTAATACATCTACAGCTATTTGTCTAGATAAAAGTTCAAAAAGAATACCTGTATTCCTAAATTTAGAATGCTTTATTGTTGTCATCATGAAAATACTCTCCAACTTTTACTTACAATTACTCAAATATAAATATTAAAACTTCCTAAAATTGTATCATTTAGACACTTTAATTGAAGCAGAAACTTCACTGCTGTATTCATCTTCCAATACCGATGACTCGTTAAGTATCTTCTTATCTATTTTATTTCGTTTTAATTTATCCAAATGAGCTAATGCAAGTGGTGTACCGCCTTTAAAGGTATGACCATATTTGGGATTAGAAGAAAAAGCTTTCTTCTTATCGTGAGATCCTAATGGATCTCTACCCCGTACATGAGAATCTTTTTTATAATGAGATGGTTCATCAGGTCTACCAGCTCCTTCCCAACCACCTTCGGGTGAACCACCCTCGTCATTTATTTCGTGTCCTGTTCTACCCATAGCCATATCAGAAGGTGTTCCCTCGGCTTGACCACTTTCTTTAGGATCATTACCTTCTGCCTCTATCTGTTCACGTCTGAACTTATTCTTCTTATCAAAAACAATCTGTTCATCCAGTTCTTTAATCTCGTCTTCAGTAAAATTAAAAATATTTTTATAAATCCACTCGGACGACATTATACCATCAGTCAACATAGCACTCGCTAGACTTGTTTTCTCATTCCACAGCGATATTTTTTCTTGTTCATAGATTGTAGATGGATTTGTTATTGATAATTCAAAGTTAACTAACTCTGCATCTGTAAATCCTTGAGCATATAAATGAATAATGGCTATCTTAGTCAATTCTGAAATAGTTATTCTTTGTATCCGTTCAATTGTACGAGCAAATCTAACATCTTCTGCTGCTAGTGTAGCCTTTGAACCTACTTCTTCTTCAAAACCAAGAAATGCTTTTGGTACACGAAGTGAAGCTAAAAGTTTATTTCTCAAATATTCTATATCATCAATAGCTTCATAAGTTAAACCAGGTAATGAATCTATACTAGTACCACTATCTCCGCCACGAACTGGTAAGAAGAAATCCTCTGTGATATTCTGCATATTATATTTTAGGTTATAATCACCAGTATTTTCATCTACATAAGGTGCTTTCTTCATTTTACTAATAACCTTTTCCATATAATTATCAACTTCAGCTGGTGGTATATTTCCTATATCTAACCTAAATATCCTTTTCTCAGGAGCTCTCATAATACGATGAATTAACATAGCATCTTCCATCAACATTAATTGTTTCCAAACCTTACGTGTCCCTTCTACCATTGATTTTCCATAAGGTAAGAAGTTAGAATCACTCAATAACCTAAAATGAGCAACTTCATAATTTTCTAATTCGTGTTTTTCACCAGCCTGAGCTGTATGTAAAGTATGACGAGCATCTCCAGCCTCTATAGTAAATTTAACAAAATTGGACCTTTCTATTTCTTCTGGAGTAGTACCTTCTGGAGCTGCCTCGGGACCTTCTAACCTATTCACATCATATGCAGATAAAGGTGTTACATTCATAATACCATACTTATCATCAATATTTAATTGTAAATAAAAATCACCATACTTACACATATTACGAATCCAAGGCCATAAATTAAATTCTATATTTAATATATCATAAAATAAATTATGTAATATGGTTTTAATGTTTTGATTATCACTATGAACTTCAAGTACACTACCGTATTCATTCTTCATAGTAGATTCATCAGCATAAATATCTAAAGCAGATGCTATAATCGGGTCATTATCCATTGCTTCATAATCTTTAAATAAACCTAACCTCAGAGCTTTAGTCAACATACCAACTCCACCATAACCAGAACGCGTACCACTATGTAAACGTTGAAATCTATCTACTAACTTATTTTTACCCATATATTGTAGTTCATCTGTATCTACAATTTTTAATTTACGACCCCCAACATTACGAACTATTACATTCGCACTAAACATTCGTAATAATCTACTTCTTAATGATGTGTCTGCCATTTTTTCCTCTATTTAATTAACCAAGTTAAATCTTCTTTTTCATTACCGACTTCCAATTCCCAATAATCTGTTTTAATTCCAGTAGGAACTTTTACAGGTTCAGGAATATTGATACTACTAAGAGCCTGTTTAGATAATTCAATACCCTCTGCTCTTAATCTTAAAGCTGTTTCTCTTACCCACAAACCTATACTAAAACTTAATACTAAATCATCATTGTATCCCACCATAGCCTCGGCCTTAATTCCATTATATATAAATACAAAAAGTTCATCCACCAACCTCTGCGACTTAACAATAACTGACTTTTCTCTAAAAAATTCTTCTAATTTAGCTATTACTCATTTGATATTTAGTATCAACATATTTTAAATCTTTAGATGTATAGAATAAATTTTGATAATCTCTATCAATAGCTTGTTGAATAGTAGCCCAACCAATATTATTATTTTCTATGACTAATAATGCGTCATTATATTCCGTAGCCACATTAACACAAAGATTACCAAAATCTCTTGTTGATAATCTACCTTTATATTCAGCAACCTGTTCTAACCCCTCTACCTCTATAACGTGAAGAGCTGAAAAGTCACTACCATCTCCTCTACTTACATCAGCGCTAACTATATAATCTTTACCATAATTCGCTGGTTCCCATATCCATAAATTACTATCAATACCTCTTTTTTCAATAGGTTCTTGAACTTGAGTATTTCTATACTCCTCTAAAATAGTACCATCTATAACAGTTTGACCAGAAGTTATGAAGTCACAATCACATTCCTGGGCTGCTAATGAAGGTCCTAACAATTTATCCTGTTCTTCTCTCCACTCACTTCCTCTATCTGGATGTAACGACCAATGTAATCTTATATAATTAAATTTGTTAACACTATCCTCAGCATCCATCCAAGTTCTATGAAACCAATTACCTACACCATTTGGAGTAGATAACGTTATACATCTACCACCCGTAGCAAGTGCTTGTTGGGCAGAAGTCCAAATTTGGTCAATCTTTTCAATAAACGCTGCTTCATCTAATATCAGTAATGACAATGCTTCTGACCTACCAGCCTCTTCCTTACTAGACACAGCTTTTACTTGTGAACCATTCTTATATCTTAAAGATAGTTTATTATCTTCTACACACGGCTGTTTTAACCAAGAAGGTAGATTAGCGTGCATAACTCTAACTTTGGTAACCAAATTTTTAGCTGTATCCTGTTTAGTAGCAATAACCAAAATATTTTTATCACTTCTAAAAGTCATTAACCACAATGAATAAGCTGCTACCAAAGTAGACATTCCCAACTGACGGGCCTTTAGTACAATATTATAATCGTGTTCAATAAACTCACTTAAAGTTTTCTCTTGAAAGTCATATAACAAAAATGGTATCTTACCCTCTATCGGGTGTTGTATAACTCCATATTTTTTTATAAAATATGCTGGATTAGATATACACTTTGCATACTCTTCTCTTATGATGTTTTTTAGATTTTTATCGTCACTCATCTATTCTGAATATAGTAATTTTACAATACCAACAGTTCCAACTTCAGCTTTTGACACACCAATGTCATATTGACTCTTTACATCTACATCAGCACCTCTTATTTCACCACCAGATGACAAAGACATAGTTACATGAGAAGATGAAACAACAAGAAAACCAGAAACTCCTGCTCTGGAACCTGTAGCATCGTAAGTTTCACTAGGACCTACTGTTACTTCTCTATTATGTTTACCTTGTTTTCTTTGACCTTTGGTTCTATCTATCCAACCTATTTGGTACATAGTACCAGTACCATCACCAGTTGTATACTCACCCATTAGTTTTCTCCTCTATTATATATATGTATATACATTACTTACTTACAAAAAATTTTATTTCAATCCTCTAGATTTTCTTACTTTCATAGATTTCTTTCTTTTTCTTAAAATTTTAGACATTTTTCTTTTTCTTTTCTTAGCAGCTTTCTTAGCCCCTCTTTTCTTTTTGTACTTCTCAATACCAGCTACTCTTACACATTGTCTACGACCAGGAACATATTTCTTTCCTTTTGGACACACTACCTTTAGTTTAGCTTTCTTTCCCCGTACAACCCTTTTCTTTTTAAGTTCAGATACAAAAGCTCTTATTAAATGACCCATTTCTATCTCATCATTTAATACCTCTTCTGTTACTTCACTAAACCAGCCATCTTCAATGGCTTCTTTTACTACATCTACTAATTCATTTTTTGTTACTTTCATTATATTTCTCTATCCTGCTGGACCTGCAGGTTTTAATCCTACAGTTTTCATTATTTCATTAAGAGTATAAGTTCTCTCATTATGTCTCGGTGGTATATTTGGTAAACTTATACCATATAAATCATGTCTTGCCCAAACACCATCTGTTACTTTTTTTAACGGTTTCAGAGTAGCCAAACTCTCTAAAACATAATTATAAATATCTTCTATATCTTCTTCATCGTAACCACAAAAAGTTGCTTGTTCCATAGCTAATCCTTTTAAACTATGTACGATTTTTATAAGTTCAAATATAAATTCGTTATTTACAATATAATCCTTACCACGATCATCAAGAGCTATACCTTTCAATACTCTATGAATATACGATCCCCACGTTTCATCAGGGTATTTGTCTCGTGTCCGTAAAGGCTTTCTCATATTATTCCTCTATATATAAATATCCATTAAAGTTTTTCTTTCATATTTTTTAGATATTCTAAGGTATTATCAGCAAGATTATTCAAAAATTCTCTATTTTCTTCTGTTTGTTTCCAATCTTCCGAGTCTATTGTATATCCATCAGGTGCTATTTGATTATGAAATTGTGGAGTTTCCTCCGTTAATTTCTTCCATTCAACTACCATTCTTTCCATATCATCTATATATGATTTCTTATTTGCTTTTATTTTATCCTTTTCCCAAACATCATACGTACCATCTAATCTCATTCTGTGTTCTACGTCCACTTGACAATCAAAACAATGACCATATAATCTCCACATCTTATCATCAAGATTCTTCTTCATTACCTTTTCACAGCTAGGACAAAACCAGGGTGTCCTGGCATCTTTCGTAGCCTCTAACCTGTCAAGCGCTTTTCTTTGTTCTTCTCGTTTTTCCTGTTTACGTTGTTCAATAAATTCTTTATCTTCTACAGCCACCATTATTCTTTTCTCAGGTATACCACCAGCCAAGATTTCTTTTCTTGCCCTTACGTGTCTATCATGTTCATTCATAACCTACTCCTAAAAAGTCATTAAACCTGTTATTTGATTAATTGGTGCAAATGCTCCTGTAAACTTATATGTCTTTCCTCTGTACTTAAACACTATTCCTTCTGCCGGAACAATTGCCTTGAATCCACCTATTGAATTTAATTTTGATATTTGTTGTTTTAGTTTATTTAACTTTTTCAAATCTCCACCTTTTCTAACATCCTTAATTGATTTAATTACATCAGTTCTTATTTTTTGAACTGCTCTCTCAGGACTTGCTGATAGAAATCCACCTATATTCTTTAGTATCTCAGCTCCAACTTCAAAAATTAATACTTCAAACGGTTTCATGTTTTCTTTCTGTTTCTTTTCCACATCCATTTTATCTGTTGATAAAACCCACTCCAAAAATCTTTCATTATCTATATCATTTCTTATCTGTTGTATTGTATAAGACTTATCACCGAATGCCCAACGTTTTGTTAAGTTCATTAATACTTTATTAGGTACAGCATACGTGTATTGTTTAGAAGCATTATTAATAAATTCCATCCAATAACTCTGATGATACATACCTAAAGTATCCGTATCTTTCAACCCATATTGTTTTTTAAGTTTGTCCAATTTCTTAAAATAATATTCTCTCCGTTTTCCAAAGTCTTGTTGTTTCGGAACGGATACTATTTGGGGTTTAATAATTCTAAACTTCTTTTGTATATCCTGATTAACTTGTTTTATCATACCCTGTAATATCCTACCAGAACCTGGTACTATACCTTTTGGTTTGCCACTATCATCATATCGGATAGCTCCGTGAAATTGTAAAACAGTTTGGTCATAATCTATTATATTAGAAGTAGCTGGATAAATAATCTCCAAATTCATAAAATTTGAACCTTCACCAAAGATTTTATTTCGTTGTTTATCGTTTAATTTACCCACCGCTTTTTGTAAATCCTTCATAGCGAACACAAAAGCATTTTTTATATCACCCCTACCCGAAAACTTACGAGCTACACTCAAAGCATCCATAGCTCCCTTACCTTTATTTCTTAATTGACTTTTATTACGAGCTGCTAATAGTTTACCATCTCTCCAAGTCACCATCAAATTTTGTCCGTCTGTCTTTTCAGATACAGCTTCTTCTTTACTAAGATTACCACTCAATCCTAAATCTATTATTTTTTTAATATCTCCAAATGTTAAATCCTTATCATCAAATGGATGATTCATGTGACCATACGCTCCGCCCATTAATAATAACTCCTTTCCGTTATACGGTTTATTTGTAACTAATAGATTTACATATTCTGTTAAATCTAATTTTTCTTTCATTGACATCTTTTTATCATATGCGTCATTCTTCATTTGAATGATATCACCGATAAAAGGTGACCTTCTTAAAGCTTTAAATGCGAGATTTTCAACTGAAAATTCTCCACCTCGTTCTAATCCAGAACTTCTCATTCTCTTCAGTTTATCTTGAATCTTTTCTACCATCTGTATTATTTCATCATACTTACCATCTTTCATCATTTTTTGTAATACTGGCTTTGAACCTAAATAACCTTCAGCTTTTGAACGAATATCATCTAAGTCAATTTGTAATTCTTTTTTCTTAGGTACTACTAACCATTTATCATTTAATATAGAATACAAACCAGACGCCACGTGAGCCTCACCAATATTTTCTACATAAACTTCTACAGGAAATCCATACATTTTAATATCATGTTTATTATTCCAAATTGTTTTCT